CGTACTCTTCAGTAGAGTCAAAAGACTTCGCGAGCGAAAAAGTAGCTGCCTGATTGCATGGCACCGAAACAACCGATACCTCAAATAACTCAGCGTCCTTAATCATCAATCCGTCGGTTTCCTTTATATAATCAGCATCCTTGACTCGGAAACCTACGGAAAAGGCTCCAAGAACACCGTCTTTTACTAGCTCAGCTACGTTGCCAGGTGCGCTCTTACTAATTTTGCACTCTAGCTCCAGGCCGTCCGGGCCTGCTTTCATACCTGTTGCTCTACCAATAGGTCTATCATAATCATGATTAAATAGAATAATTGGATTTTTTTCAAAGTTCTTAAGTCCACCTTTTTGCCAAGCCTCTGCTGAGATGGAGTCACCTGCGCGATCAAAGTCAGCTGTACTTGCCATGCCCCGAATCATGATAGATCCATCATCATTCTCGAGAGCTTTAAAGGTAGAGGTAAGATTAAAGATTTTATTCATCAGTGCTACCCTCTTTAACTGCTGGTTTAACAGCAGGCTTAACCGCAGCTTTAGGCTTTGGTTCTGCTGGCTTTGTTACTTCAACCTGAGGCTTCGCTACAGGCTTTACTTCAGGGGCTGGCTTGCTATCATGTAGCTTCTTAAGCTCGTCCCAAAATGCGCTTTGTTTGATACAGGTTATCATGCCTGCATATCCACCAAAGATGTATCTAATTGATGATCCAGTGACGGGCTGACGATGTCCTAGTGCAACATAGGCTTGCTCAGTATACAACACTTTCTCACTAAGAAAGAAAGTTGCTAAGAGCTTTACAGCCTTAAATCTTTTTACTTTACTACTATTCATCTTCAGTCTCCTCAACTGGTCTGCCACCCTCATCGGGGTTAGCGGCTGATCCTGCTATGTTTGCAGGAACTCTTATTTCTTGTGTATTTTCTATCTCTGGGAAGCCTAAACGCTCACGTGCCTCAGCAGCAGTGATAATTCCACCATTTACGAGGGATGTATAATATGCTGATGCGTCTCGTAGCTCAGGCTGCAAAGCAGGGATCTCGGTAATATCTTCAACACACTCAAAACCATAGAATCGAGTCATTGCAAAATTAATTTTTCTAACGATAGGAAGTATAGTCTCCAAATAGTAAAGTCGTAAATTCGGGCGAATATTAGCATTGTTGCCAGAGTCTAAAAGAATTGGAGGTACTCCTAACGCCTTTAAAATAATCTTTTCATTTTCTGCAATCGCATTTTGAAAATCCAACTCTTTAAAACTTACGTTTGAAATAGCATCTACTTCGATACCTCCGTCTAGTATTAAAGGTCGTCTTCCGCCCGCATCAGGTCTATATCGCTGTTGCCAAGCTAGGATCATACGATCTTTAATCTTATCAGAAAGAGTGTTTGGTGACTTGAGTACAAGACCTGGGACAGCGCCGTTCTTAAAGAAGTTATCCTGAAACTTACGCATAGATGACATAAGATTCATTGTACGAGCTGCAGGACTTAAACGTGGAACTCCACGATAGATAGAGTGGAAAGAATTCTCTTTAACATGAATAATTTCATCAACAGTAAAGTCTACATCTAGTAACGAGTAGTGAGATATAAAAGTTTTCTCGTCTGCATGTACTGTTACTTTATCGGCAGGTAGATGATACATATGAGCACCATCATAGTAGATAAATATATTGCCGTCAATAAGAAAGTCTGTAATTAGGTTTCTACGGAAAGAGTTAATATCTTGATAAGGGTTAGGCTCTCGATTAAGTAGAGTCTCTACTTTAACTCGTTTAATGCCTTTAATAACGCCTTTAGTATTAGTATGAGGTTTAACAAGAGTAGGTATCTCAGCCACGTCGTCTACAATCATGTTTACGCCACGGTTTACAATTTCTAGTTCTTCATAGGCGCGCTCATAACTAAGGGTGTGCTCTCGTGAGCTTTCCTTAGTGGCGACGTCATGAAATTGAGCCGGATTCAGCTTTTCGGTTGTACCAAATAAATTATTATACCAAGCCATGTTTTTCTCTTTGAATCTCTACCCAACGCATTTGCTTCTTTGCAGTTCCTAGCGCAGGATCTTTACCATAAATTGAATGCAACTTTAAGTGGTGTGTATGACATAGAGTCACAGTATCATCGTAAAGCTCGGCAGAGTGTTCTTCTATAAAATCATCCCGAAGCGACTGTATGTACTCAGGGTTATGTTTATTCTTTGCAAGCCATTGGTTAAGCAAGGGCGTTAAACTATAGTAGTGGTGAAAGTCAAGCTGTTCAGTTTCACTACAAATCTCGCAAGAGGAACCTTTCTTATACCTAGACTTTGCCTTGTCGCGTACATACTTTACAACATCACGTTTTAGCTTAGGCATTTGCTTTTGGGTTCCTGATTTTTCATTAGAAGAATTATATCGGCTTTAGGGTGTCTTGTCAATAACTATTTTTGCACAGGTATCATCAGAAGGTTATATTCGAGGTTATGAATGAATATAATGCGTACCGAAGTGCGTCTGCCATGTGCGAAGCCATGTTATGTCTCGGTTTTTCACGAGCTAAGTTTGGGTTTGGATCCCATTGATAGGAGTCTACACAGATGAGGGATTCTTTGGCTTCTTGATCAATAACAAGTTTACCGTTATCAATGATACTGGCAACATGACCAATTCCATCGAGGACAGACTTCTTCGCGTTAATAGTTGAGATTCCATAGTTCTGCGCGAAATCGAACCTTGTTTGTTGAGCAGCTGAATCAATATAAATGTAATCAATATCCCAACGATCAATAAGTTTCTGGATCTCCTTCGCATGTTGTTCAGTGGTCCTCTCTGCATTTAAATACTCGTCTACTAAGTAGAACGTTTCAGTATCCCAGTCATAGGCTATAACACAGAAAGCTGTTGGGTCTTTATAACCAACGTCCATTCCTGCGAACACATCCATTTTGCTGGTGTCGAATTGTGATAAATCTTGTACGCATTTCTCAAAGTCAAACTTCCATATTTGCCCTTCATAAGTATTAAAGTCAGCTTCATACTCTTGTCGAAATTCAGCTTCGGACATAGACTTACGAGCTTCTTTAATATCACTCTCTGACATTCGAGGATTGTCTTTATAAGTAGCTCGTATAGAAGCCCATTCTGGAAACTCATCTGAGAACCCACGATAGAAGAACTCAGAGAACCAGTTGTTGCGACCCCGTGGTGTAGAAATGAATAATGCTTTTGAGTTTTCTTTATCTAGAGTAGGACGAAGTGCTACGTTGAAAGCATCCTTTCCGTCTGCTAGTGCGGCTTCGTCGAAGATAATTAGGTCATAGCTTCGGCCTACTGTAGAGTCTACCTGATTGACAGAACCCATGCGAATAGTAGAACCGTTGGAGATTTCGATAACTTTATCTTTTGCGTTATCTTTCGTTACTTCTAAGTCAAAATGCTTAATCAGATTCCTTTGAAGATCAAAAGAAATCTGAGACAAGGCATAGTTGGGTGACATAATAAGAATATTGGAGCCGGGAACTAGGGAGACTAGTTGTCCAATAATGTTCGCTATGTATGTCTTGCCCTGTCGCCGGGAGACGGCGGCAACAACAAAACGGTACTTAGGGCTGTTAATCGCATTAATAATTGCCATCTGCGAAGGTAGTGCTGTGATTCCCAACAATTCCAAATAGGGATCGACTGGGAGTTTAAGAAACCTTGTCTCAGATTGTAAATCGTATATCTTATCGGAAAGAATATCTCTCCTGCTTATTTCGACTGCCATTTTATTTTACCATGTAATAATTTTACTGCAACCCCATAAGGTCCGTATAAGAGCCAGCTTTTACTGAAGTTATATCCTTTAGACTCTAGATCTTTTTTGGTACACCATTTTCTTTGTATATTATCAATATGTCTACCTTCATACCTTAGAACAGCATGACCGTTTCCATAAACACCTACATGGTCTATTTTTGCTTTACGAGTAATGAGACTCCACCAAAACTTAAAGTAAGACTTATCGCATATATTAAACAGTAGAGTTAAAGAGTAGTCTTCACAATCTCCTAAATATGGAGCAGAGTGCATTATCTTCCAGCACTCTTTCTTTGCGTACTGGTCTATGTCGTATTTATAAGTCCAGTTGTCGTTAAGTTCTTTTACGTGCTCATCGTAGTTATTCATTTCTTTGCTCTTCGTCTGCGATTAGTTGCGGTTCGCTGGCCTCTTTTAGGCAGTTTTCTTTTAGGCTTCTTCATGGTTATCTCCTAAGGACTTTAATGTGCCGGAAAACTGGGCATTTACTTGATCTAAACTTTTAGAAACAGGCGAGACAACGCACTCGCACGGATCGCACTTACAATCTTTGCACTCACAGATTCCTGCAGCTTTCCTAGCTGCTGCTTCGGTTACAAACTTATGTATGTTACCCGCAGAGTCATTGTAACACCATCTACCGCGTTTTTCATAAATATTCATACTAACTCCATTAAGACTGCTACACTTGATAACAGTAGGCTTTTGAGCACTATATCGCTTGCTCCTTCTTTAATTTCAGTCGTGCGCTCAATATCTTCTAGTAGCTCTTTGGCTTCTGATTTAGATATAAGGTTTCGCTTTAAGCCTTGCTCTACTTCTATAAGGGCTTGAGCTTTGAACGATATTTCCTTGTTGTCACTATTAATTAGATCTGATAGTTCGAGCATTAGTATCTCCTCATAATCGCATCAGCAATATCTCTGCTTTGCTTTTCTAGTATACTTTTCTTAATATTACAGAAGTAAGTTGACATAACTTCAGGCATTGGATCAGTTGTCTTTTTCATAAGCTGAACTAATTTAAGGACATCATTAGATCCTTTACTCTGTGTAAAGAAGTATAGCTTATCTACACTTCCTTTAATTCTAAGTACTCGTGGACTATCACAGTCTAAGCGATCCACTTCGTAGCGAACATTTACTGCAAGCATTGACTCATTATCATCATAAAAGCTAGGGAGCATACCACACCCCGATAATAGTAGTACTGCTATTAGTAATTTTTTCACTTGGTTCCACCAGTAAAGGCGTGTTGAGCATAAAAGGCGGCTACAATTGCAGCTACAGATACGAAGTACGTAGGTGCCATAGACCCAAGAGTTTTAGCTGCTTCACTTAATCCTGCAAACTCTGCAAGTACTACTGCAAAGGGATATAGTAGCATTCCACCGAGTGCAAACCAAGCCATGTTACGTTGAGCATCTCGCATTAAGTCTGCGTCTTCTAGCTCTTTACGTTTTGCCTCAATATACATATCTTCTTCGGGCCCACTAACTACTCCGTCACCGTTTGTATCTGCTGGATGAAATTCTTTTTCTACCATTTTACTTTATCCGCCCAATATGCTGCAGACATTTTGCCTTTAGCTATATTCTTGCCGTGTCGAGCTTTGAAGCTTTTACGCTTTGCTTTCATTGCAGCAGACTCTCCAGCTTTAGGCTTACCGGCTGTTTTAGCTCCCTGCTGTCCGAAACGAATTGTCTTTATCTTAGAGCCTACTTTTGCTACTACGATATGAGATTTACTTTTGTGTCCTGGAGTGCGCTTAGCTTTGTTGTACTTTGATACACCTGCTCTTTTTAATCTTGAGTCTTTTTTCTTTTTCTTTACTGCCATAACTATACTCCCATAGTAGTTAGTGTAACTACTAAGCCTGCTAAGAACAATATAATAGTTCCACCTAAGGTTAACATTCTTTGGTCCATTCCTTTGAGGCGTCCGTCTATGCCCTCAAGTCTTTGAAAAGTAGTCTTCCATCGCTCTTCGCACTGAACTTCATGCATTCGGTGCTCCATTTCAAGTTTATCAACTTGTCGAGTGGTCTCTAGAAACCTTTCGGTTGTATTTACCGTCCAGTTTACATCATTAGGATTCGTTGCCATTGAGTAATTTTTCCATTAGCTTACCATAGTTTCCCTGACCGAATGGAACAGCTTCATTAATCTGTACATTCGTTTGGTTCTTTATGCTTCCACCCTGTGCCTTCTCAAGATCGGTCTGTGCTTTAATCTCGTCAATGCGCATTTTATGTGCCATCTGTAATAGGTCTGCTAGATCCTTACTAGAGTATACACCAGACTCGCGTGCTTCTTCTAACTTAGAGGCTATCATATCGTCTAGTAGAGACCCTATGTTATTCTTATTACGGTATCCCATATCTAAGTAGATAGTGTCAATATACTGCTTAACTTCTCGCTTATTAAGCACTTCCACCACCTCAGGTTCAGTAACCTGAAGATGCTGGCAGACACCCGCAATGTTGCCAAACATCAAATAGCTATTCGCAACTTCGAGTCCTTCTGGGCTAATTGTAGTTAATTCTTTTGTCATGGTTTAGATTATACTCATTTGAGGGTATTTTGTCAAGATATATTTTTCCTACCTAGGAGAATATATCTTAATCAGTTCTTCTTTTCCTTTTACTTTTATATTGCCTATTTCTGTTACATCGTACTCAGGAGACAGTTGCTCCACGGTATAACTCGAGACAATGGTTTTGTAGTCTAAGTACTCGTGTCGTGCAGCAGTGGCTTCTAGTCTTGCCGCAAGGTTGACAGCATCTCCAATAACGGAGTAATCAAACCTGGACTTAGAGCCCATATTACCAACAATACAATCTCCAGTATTGACACCAGTGCCAACATTAATATCAGGTAAGCCCCGAGCCTTGTAAAGGTCTTTGAGTTCATTTGTTTTCTCTTCTATTTCTATTGCCGACTTGACTGCCATGTCGGCATGGTTAGTACAAGGTAGGGGCGCATTCCAAAATGCCATTATGCAGTCACCCATGTATTTGTCGATAGTTCCACCGTTACTTAATATGATCTGACTCATAGCATCAAGAAACTCGTTTACTAGTTCTACTAGTCCTTCTGGATCGTCTTTGTTCTTGTAAAATTCTGAAATGGGGGTGAAACCTACAATGTCCATAAATAGGAACGACATCTCTCGTCGATCTCCGCCTAGCTTTAACATCTCAGGGTTCTTTTGTAGTAGGGCCACTTGTCTAGGGTCTAAGTATGTTTCAAACTGTTTCCTCACTTGTTGACGTAGCTTGAATTGTATGTAAAAGTTGTTAAACGATGCCGAACAAAATATTAAGACGTATGTGAGGAGAGGGTAACTTACATCAAGCAAAACTTTAGCATCAATCCATAAGTAGTATGCAGTGTAACCCACACTTAATATGATTGGAATTATAATTGAAAGCGAAGTTACCGCAGAAAATTTGTAAATTGCAAAAATTATCAAAATTGAACCAAAAAGAATAATAAATATTTCTGCAATGTCAGCCCAAACAGGGCGGGTTATTGATACGCCATCCAAAAGAGTCTGTAGCGC